ATGGCTGACTTAAATGAACGCGTTGAAATCCTTGAGAGAAATCTAGACGATCTGAGACTCGACCTTCACGCATCAAAGATTGCTATTAGCGTTTTATCTACTGTGATAAACAGCATGAGTGCTGAACCTGGAGTACTTGAAAGATCTTATGATCAAGCCAAAAGTTCTGGTCCTCTTGTAAAATTCAATCATCCAGTAGAGGAAGGTTATGAGGATAAACTTACGGAGAGAATATTAAATATACTCTCGTCTACCTAAAACAAGCTTAACTAATCCAAAACTACCCCAGAGGATAAGCGGAATATCCTCTTAGGGTGAACGCATTCCGGACTTCCCCAGCCGGGGACAAACCGACCATAGCGGTGGGGTTCAGATATGCGCAATAATCCCTTCAATGAAAAATCTGAGCACAATAGTTACGTACGAACTGTCTGCTCATGGCACATAGCAGCCCTTAAGCGGTAACTCGCCATCATGGGGTGTCGGGGGGGCGGAGGTTCAAATCCTCTCGCGCCGACCAAAAATCCTTTAATAACCAGCCTGTTACGGCTGTTTTTTTATGTCTGTTTTCTGAAAGGGGAAGCTTCGGGGAATTACTGGGAAAAAGTCCGTCAAATGTTGTCTATTAATCGCTCTCGAACACAATGATTAAGGCCCCCTTCACTTTCGGAATTCATCAATTCACAAAGAAATCATTCCGATTTATTTTACAAGCTCCGTTTAAATCTTTAACGGTGCGCACCACTTTTTCTTACTGCCCAATACTTTTAGTCTGACATATGGCTGGAGGTTTCTATGTGTGGACGCTTTTCACAGTCAATGACACGAGAGGACTATCTTGCCCTGCTCGCTGAAGAAGGTGAACGCGACATTCCATACAATTTTGAGCCAACTAGCTGATTGAATGCGGCAAGATATCAAAATCCTTCTGCAGCTAAATTTATATAGCTCGCGGTTACGCGTGTTATATAGAATGTGAAAACAATGAAAATAAAGTAATAACTATTAAGGCAAATTGGCATCCTCGACTAATTTTGTCAATTTATCTATAGATAACGGCTTTGAGTAATACCATCCCTGTACACCGCACTCAGGGAACATTTCAGTTAAATAATTAACCTGAGTTGATGTTTCCACACCTTCGAATACGACCTTATGAGTTATATCTTTAAAAATCTCTACCAATCCTGATAATAAATTATTACTTATAGAGTATTCATCGATAGAGTCTGTAATTGATTTATCAATTTTAATTTCATCTATTTGTAAACTTGACAGCCAGTTTAAATTTGAATAGCCCGTCCCGAAATCATCAATGGCTATTGAAATACCTTTATCATTAAATAAAGAAATTACCTTTTGGAGTGAATTTAGATCCGCACTCTGTCTTTCTGTTAATTCCATCATTATCATTCCGGGCTTTATATTTAATTCATCGATCATCTGAAACACTTTTCTTTGAAAAGATTCAGACAAAAGGTCTTGTGAACTAACATTAATGCTTATAAAGACATTAAATTTTTCAGAAAGGGACCTAGCTTCTTTTACTACCATTCGAAATACAAGATTACTTACATCTTGAATTAAATTATGTCTCTCTGCAATAGGGATAAAAATATCAGGAGGAATGCTACCAATATCATGGTCATCCCATCTAATTAGTGCCTCTACACCAATAACCATACCGGTTTTTATTTTATAAATAGGTTGATATACAAGATATAATGATTCATTTCTTATGGCATTTTTTAATCTTGATACTAATGATTGTTTGCGTGCAACCTTTTGATTATAAACAACACCTAAAAGAACACCTGTTACAATAGATGTAAATGCAATCAACAATATCATTAACCAATTATCGAAACTCACCCACGGAAATTTAACTCCTCCCATGACACAGATGTCATGTTTTCCATTACAACTTTGCGTAGTAATAAGTCCTAACTGATAGGATTTATCATGTTTAGCCTCCTCAAGCAGATCGACCAGTTCACCAAACCTAAACAAATGAAGAGAATGATCTCTATTGCCGACAATTGCTGAAAATCCTTTCTCTTCATGGTCTGTAGCAAATCTGTTAAAAGCAAATGGTGAAATCGTTATAGCTAATTTTTGGTTGCTTAGTAAATCAGCTTTAACATTATTTTCCAACAACACGCCAAAAAACCACGTCAAGTTATCCTTTTCAACTTTTCTATCGTATATGTTGAGTAATAATGGTGCTGGCAACTTTCCCCACAACGCAGTACAAGTAATTGCCCCATTAGAAATAAATGATATATCCTTTATAAGTGCATAAGGCCATAGAGCGATTCTTACAGCATGAAGCTGTAGTTCACTACAGGGACTATAAGCATCAAACATCTCATAACCATCATTTATTTCATCAATCTGTTGAATGAGACTAACACTTCTATTCAATACTCGTTCTGTATATGAACCGATACGCTCCTTATATATATAATAAGTAGAAATCTCAGTTAACGACAAAAACAGCAAAAATGAAAATGTGATTGATATCACATAGGGCTTAAGTGTAGTCAATTTGTAGTTCTTTATCACACAAACCTCTTAATATATCCTAACCCTTTGTGACAACATACATTCCACTATCAATATACAATGTTGAACATACAATTAAAATAGATTATCGGCAACAATAGTTGTTTCTTTATACTTTCCATTAGAAACTGACATCATACTATAGTACAAAACTATATAAGTGAGATTTATGTCTCCATTTCAATCAAGTACATGTCTCCCTACATGTACAAACATCGTGAACATGATAGCATTCAAGGGGGCTGAGTATGATGAGGGAGCGTTCTTCCCCCGATGCTGGTGTTCGGGTAAAACCGCTCATGACACTGCCGGCGATCAACACTGACGCCAGCAAGTATGGGAAGGAACAGATTAGCTGTACTGTTCAGGAAATGTTTGAAGAGGCTGATTGTGGCTGGTTTCAGATTAATCGCCTTGAACCATCATATTGCTTAAGTACAATCCGCCGTGACTGGCAATCATTCAATACTCGCACTATCGAACGTTCGCCAGTTCGCCGCCGCCCGTTCTCGCATACGACGACGCGTGGCGTCTTCTCAACACCGCGCAGGTAATTTTTTGTATAGCGTCGACACCCCTACATCATAAATTATAGCCAAACGTTTTCTTGACTCACCTGCAGCAATCAACCTTCCAGCCTGAGCCCACTCTTCTGCGGTTAACTTTAGTCCTCTTGCACAAAAGACATCGATATATCAGCCAGCGAGGAAACAGAACTGGCGGCGTTGCGAAGCTATCGTACTGAGTTACGTCGAATCGATTTGTCTTCCGCCCCTGATATTAACTGTCCTGAATATTCGGTTGAGTAGGCCATTCAGGATTTGAGGTATCTACCCGGTTAAGCAAGACACGGTATTTCTTCCACTCCAGTAAAAGTGCGGTTTCAACCTTCGTTGCCATGCCCAGATCAACCGCATCCTGTAAGGGGGATATAGCGGATGTTGCGACCGCCAGAAGATTTATTTTTTCCTGTTCCGCCAGCATCAGAAGATGTTTATTTTCCGCATCGGTATCGTGGACCCACTGTGCTCCATCCCACTTAACAAAATGGCCTTCCGGCGCAACGGAAACAACATCGTCAGGTAACTTACCTAACTGGTCAATCGTGGTAGCTTTCCCGGTTTGAATGTCGTAGACAATTTTCCCGCGATGGTCCTCAACCAGTGACCATTTTTCTGACTTAAGATTAAATACAGCGACAAAACCGGCCTTCGCTGGCGGCGGAGAAATATTGGTACTGTAAGCAGGTAATCCGGTATTAGCAGGGATACACCCTTCACATTTCCCAATATATTCATTTGTATCTGCACGAAGGTTGTAGAGAGTAATAGTCCGGTTTTCTCCGGTCATTTCAAAAGTCATCAGGCAAGCCTCACAATATAGTTAAACGCAATATTTTTGACAGTGTTTTCCGCGTTACCAGTAGCGTTAACAGTGACGGAGTGTCCGTGTGAACCAATAGCAATGGAGTGTGCATGAGTGCCAATTGCAACAGAGTGCGCATGGTTACCCGTAGTGTTTGTGACGCCAGACCAGGTTCTGGAAGCGTTATAGTTTACAGGAACACCATAAGTAAAATTAGAACCTGTAAAACTTTTAGCCGCTGTAGAGCCACCAAGTGTAAATGCTCCACTTGCTGTATAGAAGCTACTATTATCACTTCTGAAGTAACCGAGAGTACCAGTAATTTCCATAGTACCTCTGTTGTGGTTATGGTCACCGGTAGTGTTTGAAGTCTTAGTGCCGTAATCAAACGATGAAGTGGTTTTAGTTCCCAAATCCGTACTGGATGCGCTTGCTCCGTGGGTATGCGATATAACGCCATCCTGTTCATACGAAAGTGCCGCACGACCGTTCGGTTTACCCTTAATCGTCTGGCCTCGCATATCCGGGATAACACCCGATGGATACGCAATCGCAAGCAATGGATAGGCTGCTTTATCGAAAGGTTGCCCCTGCATTAAAGCATACCCTTGAGGAGTTGTATCAGACGGCCAGGGAATAGGTGCTCCGACCGGAAAAGAATCATCAGGCATCCAGGGAGTCCATGCCTGCGTTGAATGCTTGCTACGTGTATAACTGCGGGATGAATTGTACACGCGGTAAATCTGTGTCACTCCGGCGCTTCTCAGTACCATCAGAGAACCTGCATTATTCTCCGGGTAATTTAGTGCCGTACTGGTATTAACATTCATATCCTGAGCATACAGCCCCGGCGTCTGGAAATTGTCCAGATTTTGGTCTGCACCAATCATCAAGACTTGCCCGTTAAAAATATCCTGTGAGGTGATGTAAATATCATCTGTAAGCGCTTTTTCGTTTACTCTGCGCGTTGAAGGCACCGCGCCAGCTGCTAAATTTATCGTTTCTACCAAACCAAGGTATGTGATAATTTCATTTATTGAGTTTTTAGCAATCAACCCACGCCCGGTCGTCGTCAGATCCGTCAACATCAACGTATTTTTACTGCTAAAAAATGGCAATTTACTTCCGGAGGTAGACAGCCCGGACAGCGACGTCAGTATTTCATTTAGCGGCTGTTTATCCGCTAACGCATTGAGCATCGTGGTTGCAAAGTTAGGATCATTTCCTAATGCCTGCGCTAACTCAGCCAGCGTATCCAGAGCTTCAGGGGATGAGCCAACTAATGCAGCAACCGCAGCCTGAACGTACTCGGTATTCGCAATCTGTTTATTACTGACACTTAATGGCGGCGTGGGGGCAGTTGGAGTCCCTGTCAGATCCGGACTGTCCAGTGGGGCCTTCTGGTTTGCCAGGTCTTTGACTTTTTTAACGGCTTTCGGTGTCGCTGCATAGGCTTCACTGTCGCTGTCGTCATCGCTGCTTAACTGCACAAGCCCTTTCTGCGTGGTGCTGGCGTCTCCCAGCTTCAGACTTTCAGCAATATCCCTCGCTTCATCACGGTATCCCTGTGAGGCTACTGCCGCGCTTTCAGCGCCAGCCATTGCGGCTTCGGCGCGCTGAGTATTATCAGCTACAGCAGCTTTCAGTTGCTCCGAAACCTTGCCTGCGGCTTTCTCCGCAGCGTCTGTCGCCGCTGTTTCAGCGGCCTCCACTGCCTCGTTCCGGGAAGTCAGCGCCTCATCTCTGGCCTGTTCTGCACGGGTGACACTCTCAGCGGCTGCATTTTTCTGTTTCTCAGCCTTTTCGGCTGACTGCAGGGCTGATGCTTCACTGGAAGATGCCGATTCTGCACTGGCTGATGCCGCAGCCTCTGATTTAGCAGCCTTTTCGCTGTACTCCCTGGCATGCTGTTCACTTAGCACTGCAGCTGCCGCGCTGTTATCACCCTGTTCTGCCGCCTGCGTGGCCGTAAGGGCGCTTTCACGCGATGAGGTTTCAGATACGGCTGCATTACCGGCATGTTCACCCGCTGTTTGTGCTGCTGCAGCAGCACTTCCGGCACTTCCTGCTGCTGACTGTGCCGAAACTCCCGCTTCCTCCTGCGCTTTCTGTACCGTATCGGCGGCGATTTTTGCCTGTCCGGCCTGCTCCGTCGCTGTCTGTGCAGACTTTGCCGCACTGTCCGCATCCGCTGCACAGGCCAGAACGTCCTGCGCGGTCTGTCGGGCATTATCATCAGCAGAGCGGGCAGACACATCAGCAACATCTGCAGAGCGTGCTGCCTGCTTCTGTGACTCTGCTGCAGCCGTTGCAGAAAGGGCTGCCGAATCCTTACTTTGTTCCGCTGACTGTGCAGCCTGTTCGGCGCGTTCCCGATCCTTTTCTGTTGCACCGCTCAAATCCACTACACGGTTTACAATTTCTTCAAAGCGTTTCATCACCTCCGGGCGCAGATCTGCATCTTTTGGTGCATCGAGAAACGCATTCAGGGTATCCGGCGCATCAGTCGGGGCCACGTAAATGTCGCCAGCCACAGAGGGCGGAAACCCTTCCCGCATCAGTGACACACTGTAATAACCCGGTTCAGCCTCAATGCTGTAGTGGCCGTTCGCGTCTGTAACAGTGGATGAAATCACCTCCACAACAACGGTCGGGCTGGTTTTCTTCGCATTCAGCTGAATAGTGCAACCCTGTACCGGTTTCCCCGCCCCGTCTTTTAATACGCCAGAAATTTGTACTGACATATGTCATTACCTCTTGTTTTCAGCAATAAAAAAGCGCCCATTCAGGCGCTCGTTTCTGGATTCAGGTATCAGTAAATGCTGATCCCCGTGCTGTTCTTCTTCACCACCATGACCAGCAGGTTGCTGATATCAGCCCAGGCCCCGCCGCCATACCCCCTGGATGACACCGTGAAGCTCAGCGTCACATTTCCACCTCCGGCTGGCATATCAAGAACCCTGCTGAATGATCTCGCTGTAATCGCGGGTTCTGCGTTGTATATCTCTCTGCCGTTGTGCTTCACCAAAAGCCCACAGTCTGTCCATATCTCGTTGCTTGTCTCTGATTTTGCCTTTCCTCCTGCAAAGGTGATGGGGGGAATGATTATCTGCCTGTCAAAATGGTGGTCATCCTGTATCTGAACCGTGAGGGTCCCATTCGGGTAATTAGCGCTTCCGGGGAAAGCCCGCCCCACGGCTTTAACGATATCGCCGACAATATTCTCTGCCCGCATTGTCCCGTTAATGGTGCAGTTTTCCGCTATCGTCACATTATTGAGGGTGCCGGAATTCGCGCTGATATTACCGCTGATATCCGCATTACGGGCAGTCAGCCTGCCGTCAGGCGTCAGCATAAAGGTCGGCGGGTTCCCGCCACTGGTGATGCTCGGGGCCGTCAGATATTTGAGGAACACCTCGTTCATAAATATCTGGTTGCCCTGCGCCACAAACATCGGAGTTTCATTGCCGTTCGCCGGGTTGATAAACGCGATACGGTCAGCCGCCACCAGGAACTGGCTCAGCTTACCTTCTTCCGTATCCGGCTTCGGCGAGGGATCGGTTTTCCCTGATTTAGCCTGCTCTATGGCCTCTTTGACAATTTTTTGCCGTTCCTTGAGGAGTTTTAACCCTTGTTCAACGGCATCCAGATCCCCTTTGTAGCGGGTTTTATCGTTCTGTACGCCTTTAAGCTGTCCGAACGGGTCGAAGCCGCTCAATCCATCGATACGGCTGTCCGCATCCTGAATTTCCTTAATCAGTTTATTTCGCTGAATAACCTGATTCTCAAACTGTTCATCAATATCCAGCTGTTTCACGTTGAGCTGGTTAAGCGACAGTTTTTTTAGTTCTTCATTCGTTTCAACGACAGCATTTTTCAGGTCAATCGCTGACTGACGGGCATTCTTCGCCTGATTATGGAAATAGAGCAACGCCGAACCTGCCAGCATCGCCGCTCCCACCGGACCGCCAACAAGTGCCAGCGCCCCTCTTGCCATACCTACTGCTGCAGAGGCTGCGCGGGCTGAAACGGAAAGCTGTTTATTGGCAGCATTCAGCTGGCTCTTTGCCTGGGTGGAGAGCAGTGTCTGCTCGGTTTCCTGCCGGATTAAGCGGTTAAACTCACTCTGATAACTGACGTTAAGGCCAAATTGTCTGGCACTTTTCTCCATTTCCCGATAACGCCCGAATTCTGCGTTATTCTGTGCCAGCGTGGCGGCGGTACTTTCCAGCGTTTTTCGCGCCATATCGGCCTGCGCCATCGCGCTGGCCCTGACTGCCTGCTGCTGCTCCACCCAGGCACCGATGTTGCCCCTGATACCTGCCGTCAGTTTTGTCGCCAGAACAGGAATCAGCGTATACAGCGCAACGTTGGCGACCGTATTAAAATTATCCGTCAGGCCATTAATGGCATCGGTAACGGTCTGAACACCACTGCGCAGCGGGCCGTTTCCGCTCTGTCCCACCTTAATAATCAGACCTTCAAAAGCCGAAGTCAGGCTGAGAAGATCGCCGTTGAGGTTATTTACCCTGATTTCGGCCTGCTCATGTGCGGTCTGTGTACCGGTCAGGGCGGCGGTCAGCGACTCCACCTTCTCGCGGTTCTGCACCAGGATGGATGCCGCGCTGAGGTTTTCCACCCCGAACAGCTTCACGGCCTGCTTTGTTGACTGGTTTTTCCCGGCCAGGTTCTCCAGTGCCTGACTCAGCCCGACAACAGAAGGCTTCAGGGTTTTATCGGTTCCCTTCTCCAGATTCAGGATCACGTTACGCAGCGCGGTTCCGGCCTCGCCGCCTTTAACCTCACGCTCCGCCAGTACCTGTATGGCGGCATTGAGGGTTTCAAAACCTACGCCAGCCTGTGCCGCTGCCACCCCGCCATTTTTAATAGCAGCAGCAGTATCGGCTATCTCCGACGAACCAAATTTCGCGCCGGCAGCCAGCACATTGATATACCGGTCGGCTTCACTGGCTCCCGCCCCAAACTGGTTTAACGACAGCGCCAGCGTTCGGGTGGCATCCGGAAGCGTGGTCCCTGCCGCCTGGGCCAGCGTTAACGCGCTTTTGGTCGCCGCCGTCAGCCCCGCAGAGGTACTCAGCAGTTCAGGCTTTGCCGAAGCCATCAGCTTAATGGCCTCGGCAGCCTGCGATGCGCTGTATTCCGTTGTGCGGCCCATTTCCTGCGCTGCCTGATCGTACAGTTTCATCTGCGCACTGGTGGCACCGGTGATGGCCTGCAAATCCGACAGCGACTGGCTGTACTGCCGCGTAGTGTTAATAATGGCGCCCAGCGATAAACCCGCCCCGGCAAAACCTGCCAGCCTGCCAGCCAGCCCTGATACCGAAGCAGAAACACGCTTATAGGCATCCTCCGTCTTTTTCGCATCAGCCTGGGCATTGCGATTAAACTGGCGTGACTGACTCTCAGCGCTGCCGTAGGCGCTCATCAGCTGCGATTTAAAGTTCGCTGCATTCAGATGCAGCCCAACGGCAAGAGAGGCAACGTCACCCATTACATTAATACCTTCATGACTGCCGCACACTGCGCATCCAGACTCGGATTCACGGCGGCGGTGGGGGATTTATCAGGGGGCGGATTACTGTCAGGCTCTTCCCGGCAAGGCTTTTTGAAAATGCCCTGCTTGAGGAAGAAAGCTCGCCAGTGGAAAAGCGTGTCAGCCGGAAGCGCCGCAATTTTTGACGGGTCAGGCTCGCCCCAGCGGTCGGCCAGCCAGAAAATCAGCTCCAGCCAGGGCGAGTCACTCAGTTTTTTTCGGCGGTTTCCAGCTTACCGATGGCGTGCTTTTTCACTTTGTCGATGGCATCCAGAAGCACAACGTTATCGTGTGCCGCCAGCAGCTCCTTCGCCGTGGGTTTGTCTTTGGCTTTAATCGGCGAGCCGTCAGGCTGAACCAGGCTGTCGATAACAATCTGTACGCTCAGCTCAGACGCCAGGCGGGCATTGCCACCTGTACAACACCGACATGCTGAATCCAGTAATACCCTTCTTTCATAAGCTCCTCCGCGATACTCAGCAGATAGTATAGAGCAGTACAAATAATGCTGTGGTGCAGGAAGCCACAACTTAATCTTTGCTATAAAGTAATTTCGAAAGATGACGATAATGGGTAATAAATGTAAGGCCGGAGGAACCACCATGAGCATGACAGTTAGCACTTTGGGTCAGGACATACTGCAAAGCACAGTAAAACAAGCACCTTCAAGTACTGGCAACTCTGTTTCACAACAAATTCAAAACCTGAAAAAACAAATTGGTGAGTTGACAAAAGAACTCAGCGCCATGGGTTCAAAAATAAATGAAGTAACCTCCGAAGATGAGGCAAAACTGCTTAAACAGCAGATGGAGATGATTCAAAGGCAAATCGAGTCTATGTACGCAAAAATTGCTCAATTACAAAAACAAGAAGCAGAAAAAAACCAAATGGCGTCGGGTGCATTACCTACGGTAAGTGACAAATCAAGTTCGAACGTTGCAGGGAATAATACTAAAAATATTGATGTCTACGTTTAGCAGTGACCCCCTATCATTTTTCCTCTGAGTTAGAAACGAAAAAGGATTGTGAGAACTTGTTTTCGAGTTAACGATTTCAGATCGGCGATATGACAGGGGTACTGGTGCTATGCACCTCGCGAATACCCCTGTCGTATCGCCGGAAACCAAAAACCCCGCTGTGGCGGGGTTCTCGTTATGTTCAAATTGTTCGCTTTTTGTCGCTGCCATAGTGGCGCAGCTCTGCCAAGCATGAATAAATTATCTGATTTTCTGGCCCGTTTTCAACACCATTATCAAAAAATAGCATCAATAGCTAAAAAATGATTTCAGTGAGTCTATTCAGATAACAGTTTGCGTGCTTCCAAACCCCTGTAGCGCTAAAGACTTGAAGTACCCGTGACGAAGGAACAGTACCTTTTGCTTTCCACTGACTTACTGCCATTCCGCTTACACCAATCGTGCAAGCTAATTTATTGGCCGAGCCAGCTAGTCGAATTGCGTTATCAATGGCTGTCATAACTATCTCCTTTTTAAATTGGGAGTAATAAACCATAGGTTTACATCAATTGCAAACTTTAAATTTATTGTGACTATAAACCAAACATTTACAATGGGTGTATGAAAAACACTGACGATCTCAATAACCAACTGGTAGCCCGCTTAGAAGAAATTACTCAAAGAGGGATCAGCAAAGCTGATATGGCTCGCATTGCAGGAGTTACGCCTCAAGCTGTGAATGGGTGGTTTAAGAAGGGAGTTATCAGTAAGAAGTCCGCCATAGCAATTGCGGAAGCCGCCAACGTGTCCGTTACTTGGTTGTTAGGTGAGAAAGTATCAGAAGATTCAGGTCTCAAGCCTAACGAGAGCAAAATGCTTAACTTGTTTAGGCAGCTACCAGAGGCAGAGCAAGAGCGAATGATCGATACCTTTGCACTGCGGTTAAAGGAAATTGATGATTACGTGGAGAAATATCTTCGTGGTCGTTTTAAGGCTAACGATGTGAACTAAGAGTTTATTCCCATCCATTGAAACCGGCGTTTGCCGGTTTTTTTCGCCCTTTTGTCAGAACCTCCCTCCCCTTAGTTTTTCACGACTGATAAAGCAAATGTTTGCCTCTACATCAATTGATGATTGACACAAACATTAAACCAATGATTTAATCATTCTATCGAAAACGTCATCGAGGCAGGACGCCCACGAAGTAGCTGCCGGCGGCATACGAATCACCGGATGAGATGACAGGCATTAACACGCAGCAGGTTCAACGTTCCGCCAGCCTGGCGACAAGGGCAACACAAGAGGATAAATCCATGATCGATTTCGCACGTAAACCAGTGCGGTGTCAGGCCGTACATCTAAATCGCATTGAAGTAATCATTCGACTGATTTGCTACACGCTTGCCCAGAAGGGCGACCCGTCTGCCGACCAACAGACTGCTGTTCGTTCATAACGAGTTTGACCAATGGCTGTTGCCAGCCTCATGCCCGGTGCACAGGGCATTGTGATGGTAATACCACCATCGTAACCAAACAGGAGACGAAGACCTGTTCTGGTTAAATTGGAAAAGTGTTCTTTGCCCGTCCCGTGGCGGGCTTTTTTCCGGAGGTTTTTATGTCAGCTAACGATCTGGCATTGCGCTTCAGCAGCGCACCAGCCGAGGCATTAATCGGGGTTTTGCCTGTTCTGGAAGTAAAAGAAGCATTACGTGAAGAAGTTGAAAGTGATGTGATGGATGAAATCTGGACTGAGCACAACTTTGAAATGGAAGCGATGGGTGAACAAGTTGATGAAACAGCCAGGCTCGCTCGTAAGTTTGAATGTGCGGCTGAAGCTCTTGGAACGGCGATCAAACTTGCTCTGACTCTCCCACATAATGAGGCAATGCAGGTTCTGAATGACGCCTTAAACGATAACCCGGGATACGGTCGCGAACCGGCAAAGGATGCATGATGGAGTTTGGAATGAAACGCGTGGTGGCTTCTGTTCAGGTCGTTGCCATCCTCAACAGGATTTACAACGGCAGTCCGGTTTCCATCGCATCTAGATATTGAGCATGCCGATATTTTGCATTACCGAAAGGAGTTATTGACCGGGACAATTATTAACCCGGCAATGCCGAATCTGACCAGGCAGGGCCGCGCGCCCTCAACAGTCAATAAACAGATGGCAGTTTTATCAGAAATGCTTAAGCTCGCAAACCGAAGCCAGTTTATATTGCATGCTCCTTATGAAGGAGTGTCGCGACTCAAGTTATCTAAAAATGATCCCGACCCACTTTTACTTCATGAGTACCAGGCTCTGATAGCCGCCCTTCCCCGTAGCCAGGCATTAATCATTATTGTTGCCGTACATACGGGGATGAGGCCGGGCGAGATATGCGCCCTGGCATGGGAAGACATTGATTTGGTAAAAGGTGAAATCCACGTATCCAGAAGTTTGACGAATAAGCGAGTATTTGTACCCCCTAAGACAGATGCCGGAATAAGGACGATAACGTTGCTTAAACCTGCTCTGGATGCACTGAAGGAACAATACGAAGTCACCGGCGCTAATCCGAAGCAAGAAATTCGATTTCACCATCGGGAGATCGGAAAAACTGAGCAGCAATCTCTTCGCTTCGTTTTTTCACCGACAGCATATTCGTCAAAAAAAGGCAGTTACTTCTCCAAGAACTCGATTGCCTATGGCTGGAAGCGAGGCACTAAACTTGCCAATATCCGCGAAAGGAATCCTTATCAGTCACGGCATACCTACGCATGCTGGACGTTGATGGCCGGAGCGAATCCGTCATTCATAGCGAGTCAGATGGGACATGAAGATGCGCGAATGGTGTACGAGGTTTACTCCAAGTGGATTGGCGACATGAACCAGGATCAGGTCAACATGCTGAACAATCAGATGCCAACGGCATTGCCCCCAGGACGCCCCCACGGGCAGGGGAGCATGAGAAAAGTTATTTAA